TGCTTTCTTGTCTGCTTCAAACTCTTGAATTTCTTCTGCAAGTGCTTTGATAACAAACGATTCAAGTTTAGCGATGCTATTCTCATATTGTTTACGATCATTGCGTAGTTCTTGGATCTCTTCAGCTAGTTTTGTAACTAGGAATTGATCAAACTTACCTGCACTTTCAACCATGCGAGCGTTAAACTTTGCGCGGTCTTCTGAAAGAGCTAGTTTCTCTGCTTTGAATTCTTCAATCTCAGCAGTTAAAGATTCTGTAACCATTTTGTCTAGAGCCTCAACCATTACTTGCTTGTCATGCTGATAACGACCAGCGAATTCTTCACGAAGCTCTGCACGTAATTGCTCACGTGCTTCAGTTAACTTGGTTTCCCAAGCTTCATTGATAGCTTGTTGTGTAGACTCGTTGATAATGCCGCTTTCTAGCATTGGTTTTAAGGCGTCTAACATTGGATTTGTTCTCCTATAGTTTCAAATCGTTGATAAGCTGCACCACTGCTTTTTTCACGTACTTTTGTACTCTTTGATCAGTGCTGGCGTCTTTAGCCATGTCGAACAACTGTTGTCCACCACGCATATTCATCAAGCCCTCATAGATTGCTTTAGGATATGCATTTGGTGCACTAGGTTGTGCAACAATGTCTACGGTAATGATTTCAAAATCACTAACGTGTCCACTTCCTTCATTAACATTACCAGATCCACGTGAGCTTACTCCTAGCTTAACACCGCTTGTCAGCATTGCTTCAACTAGTTTACCCATTGGTGTTGGTAATACTTTTAATTTTCCGTAACCATTTGGTCCGTCCATCCACATTTTTGTTATCATGTGGCTAACACGATCCAAGTTAATCTTTAAGTCATCTGGATGATCTAACTCACCCAGTACACTATATCCACCACTTAATTGCTCAGTGATAGTACCAACAGCTTTTTTAATTTCATGTGTGGGATATACACGTTTGTTGGCATTCTGTACGCCACCTTGAATGAATATCCCATCCATGTAGAAATGCTTACCCTTGCCATCGCCAGAGTCTTCAGATATAACCTGAAGCTCTGCGTTGTCAAATGATAAAGTTTCTTTAAGGAACAAAGCCATTATTATAAGTTCCTATTACTTCTTACCAGTGTTTTGCTTTTGCACACTAGTTTTGTTAACTGGGCGACTTCCGTCAGCACCAACTAACTTTCCTTCTGCACCAGACTTCTTCTCTGCGCCGTGCCCTTCAGCAGGTCCCTTTTGGTCCCATACTTTTTTCTTACCTGGAACATTTTTAAATTGTCCGGCCCCCGGTAAGTCGCCACGCTTTTTGCTATACTCATTGTTTGGAGCTTTAAATTGCTTTCCATCAGCAGCTTGCTCATTGCCTTGACCACTTAGAATGTTTTCGTTAGTACCACCAAAGTCAGGTCCCTTGTCTAGGCTAACACTATTTTTGTTTACTGTTGGTGCGTCACCGCCTGTACCAACAGTCTTGCCCTCGCCCTTAGCAGGCTCTTGGCTATAAATTTCACCGATCTTGTCAACGTATTCTTTCATGATCTCTACGTCCGTTCTTTTGTAGCCTTCCATTTTGCCTGAACCACTTTTACCTGATCCTGACTTACCTGAACCGCTAACACCAGATCCACTCATTTTCTTAGATTCTTTTACACCGCTACCAGACATACCTGAACCACTTGCAGATCCGCTTTTACCTGATCCTGATTTAGCAAAAGGGTTAGCAGATTCCATGCTCATGCTTTCCATGTCAGACTCTTCTTCGCCACCGTCCATGTCAAAGTCGCTATCAGCACCTAAGTCATCAGCAGGCTCTTCAGAACCCATGTCATCACCGTGCTCGTCGCCGGCTAACATGCCTTTTAATTCTTCTAGTTGTGCACTTAGATCATCAATTTTAGATTCGATTTCATTATGTTCAGCTTCGTCACCACCCATGTCACCCATGTCAGTTTCGTCACCACCAAATGTTTCTTCTTCGCCATCCATGTCGTCGGTGCCGATCTCATCGTCACCGTCTAGATCCATTTCGTCATCTTCACCAAGACCTTGGTCTTGTGCGGCTTCTTGCTCGCCTTGGATGCCTTGCACAAAGTTTTGGCTAGCATTGCCACCCAAGTCTTCGTCCATTAGTGACTCATAAATGTCACGTGACTTCTCAACCACTAATTGGTGGAAAAGTTCTTTAGCTGCTTGTTCGTCTTCGTTGATGATGTGTTCAATCAACTGTTCATATTTGTTCATTAAGAAACTCCTTTAAATAATTGGCTTTGTATTTCTATTTACTAAACTACGCAGAAAACTATGTAATATGCGTGTTTTTTAATGTATTTTAGATAGAATTTGTAATAATTCTGTTATAGGCCCGGCATTGCACCGGCTCCGCCCTCTTCTGCAGGGGCTGCATACTGTGATTGTATTGTTTCTAACTTTTTCTCAAACTCAAATTTACGTACATCATTCGCCATTCTTAAACGGTTAAGGTGTGCTAGTGTTAGTCTTGTTTTGCGTAGATCAGATAGTTTCATGACTGAATTATCGTCCTGTTCGGATTGATATCCGGGCAGTACGGGTTGTGGACTTTCTAATAGATCTGTAATAAACATAGTCTAGTATTTATAGCGAATAGACATTATCCGCCCACTCCCGGTGCGCTTGCTGCGGGTCCTGCTCCACCTGTTGGTGATCCAACCCCACCGCCTGCGGCTCCACCCAAGTCCAATGCACCACCGGCACCAGCAACATCAGCTCCAGGCTCCGGAGTAACATTCTCAAGGTCGCTAGCCAATCCACCAGGGGTAACACCAACGTTACGCAAGTTTGCTTGTCCCGGACTTGTTTCTTCTGACTTGCCTTTTTCTTCGGCCCATTGCATTTCGTTTTCACTCATTTCAAGTTCACTTAAGCCCAAGTAACGCTTCATTAGGAAACGTTTAGAGAAATAAGGAAACTGCTCTAATTGTGTAAATGTAGCAATCTTAGAACTGTCTATGTCTGCTTGACGATACTGTGCAAAGTTCTGCGGAGGATTAAAGGTTAAATCAAAGATTTGTCCGTCAATGTTAATGCCTCTCCAGCGCATAAACATTTTAAATTCTGCATCTAATTTGTCCACAATCATAGACTGTAGACGCATACAATATTGATTAAAACGCCACTCTTGTATAAGAGCAGTACCTACTTTACCATCACTGATACTTTGTGTGCCGTCATCAACTCCTGTAGGCAAATAACTTGCAGGAATACGTAATCCACGGAATAGTTTATTAGTAAAGAATTTTAAGTCTGTAATCTCACCCAAATTTTGTCCACCGGGTAAAATCTCCACACTACTACCACGACCTTCAGCAGTCTGTGGGAAGAAAAAGTCTTCGTTTGTGCTCAATGGATTGTAAGTAGCATCCATCATGTTAACGCCACTTTGCGATTGAGTAGGGATACGACGTTGACTAATTTCTGTTTTGATACGCTCAACAAAGGCCATAGCCATATGTGTAGGCATATTACCTACATCAATTTTAAACATACGACGCTCAGGAGCACGTTGTACACGATAGATAATAATAGCATCTTCAAGTAATTCTTTTTGTTTGAATACTTTGAAAACGTTTTCTAGTACACTATTACCAAAAGGCCAGAATACATCTAAACCCTCAGTTAGGCTCAAATGCACCACGTGTTCTGCGTTAACAACTGCTTCGTTTTGTGCATGACTAAATCTACTACCACCACTATAAGGTGTACGGGGTTGTGTATAACTACCACTTGCCCCGCCCACTTGCGGGTGATTTGTAAATGTATCACTTGTTGATACCGCAGTTACAGTTAAGTTTTGGAAATTGGGTTGTATGTCTTTGATCACATATTGTTCGGGCTTTTTGCCTTCACTTTCATTTACAATAACTTTAGTAACTTTCGACATCTCTGTCCAGAATAACTTAAATGTTTCTGGATCACGGATAAACACTTGATCGCCATACTTGATAGTATTGCGCACAATTTTAAATATACGTTTGTTAAATTCATTTAGATTAATCCACTGTTGAAGTTGTTCTTTAATGATCTTAACTTCGTTGTCTGTGGGCTTTTCATGAAAGTGTAGATCAAATGCACTTAAATTTTCTTCATTTTTCTGCGAACAAAATTCTGCCAAAATGTCCAAGGCAGCATTGACTTCGCTGTCCATATCC